AACAGTACCTGTGTCAGCAACTGATGTGATGTTAGATGCTGTAAGTGAATAGGTAAATGTTGTTGTTGTTGGTGTTGAGGCGATTGTGTATGTACCATTAACACCTGTGTTAGTTGTAGCAGCAACTGTTACAACCTGACCTGTTCCAAGGCCGTGAGCAACTCCTGTAGTAAGTGTTACTACGTTAGATGTCAAAGCAACGTTGGTGATAGTTGTAGTTGTAGCAATACCTGCAGCCAACTTTAGACCATTGAGAACACGTGGTGTCTCAACGATGAAAGCGCCTTCGATAACGCCTACTGCGCCAGCAACAAACGGTGTACGTTCTACGTACTTTGTTAGTTCCTGGAATCCACCTGTACCAGTTTCAGCGCGAAGATCGGCTGACTGACGTGGGTGTAGGTATGCAGCATATAGTTCGCCCATACGAGGCAATGCCTTGTTTGTGCGTAGTGATACAACAGCGTTGCGGATATCTGCAACTGTCATTGTGTCAACAGGAAGGATACCTGATGATGCAGTTGGAGTAGTTCCTGATGGACCGTTTGAGTAGATTACGTTGGTACCTGCTGACAGGACCTGACCTACTACGTTGTCAATAGAATCTGCTGCGTTGTAAGCGATGATGTCAGCAAGTGCTGAATCAACATCGTTAAATGAAGTTAGGTTTAACTTCTTTGTTGTTGTAACTGCTGAACCGTATTCGTTCAGTGTTACTGTAACCTGTGAAGGGTTACCTAGTGCGATGCTTGAAACATCTGAAGTTTCTGTCAATGTAGATGTAGCCTGAGCCAAATCTGAATAGATTGAGAAAACAACTGATGATCCTGGCATAGCCTGTTGCACGGGCTTAACATCAGCTAATGAACGCATAACAGGAATGGAACGTAGTGCCATTCTTACATACTGGTCGTATGCTGCTTGTACGAGTGAGCTGATGCTAGACGTGGTAGTGGGGGTACCTGTTGGGATAGCCATTTGGTCTAGCCTTTCTGTTTTAGGATCGGATTAGAGTCCAGACAATCTAATAACTTCATCCAGTTCTTCTTTGCTGTTTGCATTCATTAGTTTTTGCATAATGTCTCCATTGTGCTCTGGTGAAACACCAGAGTCTGCGGAGTTTGTCATACGCTTATATGCTGCAGCATCGGCTGGATTTACATTAGGTGTCTGGGTTTGGCTTACTTCAATGCCGAATACATCGGCATAGTCTTCAAGCCATTTAGATACAGACTCTTCAGTTGGGTCTATATCCTGTGGGATAAATGAAGCAATTTTGCTGTTTACCCCGCGAGCTGCGAGGGCATCCTTTATTGCTCTTTCGCGTTGGCCTTTACTCAAAGATTCAAACTGAGCACGAAGCTCGTTTAGTTCTTTATCTTTTTGCTTTGATGCCTTGCGTAGTTGCTTTACTAGATCGTTAGACGTATCTTCTGTGAAGTCGTCGTCATCCTCGTAGTCGGAATTGGACATAGTGGTCCTTCTCCCTATTAGTTGTTGGCGCAGGCCTCATATTCGTTTGGGGAAACGGTATGGCTCCTACTATTTATAGTACTCCGGCTCTGTCTCGTGCTATTGCACCAGCACCGGCACTACCGCTAAATGCGGCAGTTTCTAGTGATGTTAACTTTTTACGCTGTCTTGCAGCCTCTGCTGAACCAGCAAGTCCAAAGACTTCAGCTTCTGCTGTTGTCTGTGTGTATGGAGACTGCTTGTAAATCTCTGCTAGTTGTCCACCACGTGGTGCAACTTCTGCAACTGTCTGGAAACCTTGTTGTGCTTGCGCCTTTGTAATACCGGCTGCGCCTAATTCACCAGCGCGAGTACCAGTAATCCCTAGTCCTGCTTGAGTAGCAGCGCCACCAATTTCTGCAGCAGTTACCTTGCGCTTGATATCAGTTAATGCCTTAGTAGGATCAAGTGTGTAAGCCAAGATATCGCCGTTAGTAATATCTGGATAAAATGCTTTAAGAGATGCAAGAACTTCTGGATTAGCATTAAGAACACGAGACTGTGCAGTCATTACACGGTCTTCTAATTCAGTTGCTGATACATCGTTAGCAATAAACTTATTAAACCCTTCTTGGGTTCCCATATCACCGCGTGTGTAATACTCCGCAGGTAAACCATAGTTACGCATAATGTTCTGGTACTGATCCTCAAGACCTAGGTACTCAGCCTCTGAGATAGCCTTAAGACCCTTTTGAATACGTTGTGCATTAGCAGCAAAACGCTTCTTATAGGCATCTGTCTCGCGTAATTTAATTGTAAACTCTGATGGTGAAGCTCCACCTGTAATCAAACCCTTTAATGGTTCTACTAATGCTTCAAGGCCATACAACTTAAACTGTGAATATAGCAAATCATAAGCAGATTGACGTTCGCCTTGCGCTTGGGCTTTTGCTGCATCGGCTGCAATTTGTTCTGCAGTTTTTAATCCAGTTGTAGAAGCACTAGTTGTGCTTGTAGTACTTGCCGTACTTTTAGTGGATGGCTTTACATTTCCTGAAGAATCTCTTTCGAATGTAGCTCCATATGTTGCAAATTGAAGACCGCCATCAGCATCTCCTTGTGGCAGAGCAACTGATATACCTTGACTTCCATCAGGGTTGGTAACAACTTTCCATCCAATAACTGCTGGGTCATTACCGTAAAGTTTTTGATACTCAACAGGTATTGGACCTGGAGTAAACCCTTCACGCATAAACATTTGAGAATCTGCAGCGCTAGCACCTGCTACTGGTTCTGCCCCACTAATAGGAGAAAATAATTCTGTTGATTCAAATTGAGCACCTGCTGGTGCTACACCAAGGTCTGCTGCTGCTGCATCTAAAGCCGCTTGCACTTCTTCTGCAGTTGCAGGAGTAGTTGGAGTGCTTCTACGGCGACGTCCAAATGTGGCGCCTTCGTCAATTAGCATATCTTCTCTAGCCATTATTACCCCTGGAATCCGAAGTCCTGAAGGACCTTAAGTGCTGCGTTTGAAACTTCTTCTTTAGCAGCACCTGTGTACTGCCAACGATTATCTTGACGTAACGCTTTCTTAAAATCGTACAGGTTCATATCACCCTTATCGGTGATAGCCATACGAAGAGTATTATCGTTGAGGTCAATTTGGTTGGGATCTAACTCAAGAGTAGATGCCATAGTTTGACGATATGGTGCATAGATAGCTTCTAAATCATAACCTTGACCAAGCAAGCCACGTACATATTGTGGTTGTCCTTGAGCCGCCAACATACGAGCATCCTGTGCTACACGGTTGATATCAATAGAGCCATCTGCTAGACCACGCAGTACTGCTGTCTCAAGATCGCCACCTGCAGTAATTGCAGAGACATTGGGCAGGATATCCTTTAGAGCAAAGCCATTTGCCTTAGCAATACCTTGTAATGTCTGGTAGTTCTGTAATGCCTGACCACCAAAACCAGTAGTGCTTAAACCATTACCAACAATACTTGTTGTCTTGCCGATAAATGGAACAATCAAAGAATTGATTGCTAGTGGGTCATCTTCTAGGTTTCCATCATAAATCTTCTGAGCAATAGATTGTGCCTGTGCATCAGTAAGTGTAACGTCAGCAAGGTCCTTAGCTTGTGCTTTAATAGAACGTACTTGCTTACCAAGGTACATACCGTATTCGGTATTCTTAACATCTTCGCCAGCCTTAAGAAGGTCGTTGTACTTCTCACGGTTAACAATCTTTGTACGTACTGAGTCGGCATTCTTCTGCCACCAAGGTGTGAGCTTAGCCTTAGCCAAGAACTTCTCATTATCCCAACCACCAGCAACTGCTTCTACAAGTAACTCGCCTAGTTTTGTATCTAAGTTAAAGATATAGTCGGGTAGGTCATACCAGAACTCTGTTTTAGCAAGAAGAGTATCTAGTGGAGTTTTGACACCTGTTGGTGCTTTGCCTTCGGCTATTAAGCGTGCTGCATTTTGTGAATCTGTAATGCCACCTCCAGGAGTTACTGCAGGTGTTTCAACAGTCGCACCAGGTGTGCCAGGTCCTGGCTTTGTTTTGCCTCCAGTGTTTGGCAAAGGTGTCTTAGTTAAAGCACCAGGCTTTACCTCAGGCTTAGGGCCTGCAACTACTGATGGCTTTTTACCAGTTGAAGTTCCTGATTCAAATCCAGGCACTTTAGTTTTGGTTAATTCTGCACGAGCTTCAATCTTATTTACTGCTCGCTTGTTTATGGATGTCAATGCACCCTTGTAATCATCAACTAACGCATCCATATCATCTTTAATCTTTTTAGCAGCAGCACTGGTTGGATCAAGTTGAAGTCCAAGAGCTTCCTGTAATTTTGCATACTTGCCTTCAATAAGTTTTGCTTTTTCTTGGCCCTTTTTTGAACGTTCTTCAGCAACAAACTTTTTTAAGACTGTATTAGCTTGCTTTAGATCTTCTTGTAATTTTTCTAATTCCTTTTGGTCTAACTTGTAATTTCTTAAAGACTTTGCACGTAACTCTTCTGAGTAGTCAACACCTTCAGCAAATTTCTTATTTGTATTAAGGCTTCTTTTAGCCGTAGAGATAGCACGTTCTATGCGGTCTACGTTTCCTTTAAGGCGGTTAAATCCTGCTTCAGCCATTAGCGACCACCACCCAATGCGTTCATAAATGTCTCATAGAAGCCAAGGACCTTGTTAGCCTTGCCTTCATCTGTACCTGAAATCTGATCTACTAGATACTGCTGTTCGTTTAGACCAGCCATAGTTGTCTGTGTCTGGTTAGCGCCCTTGCCATAGGTTGTTGTGCTTGCTGCTTTGCCTTCAACAGCCTTAAGCATTGCTGAGTACTTCTTAATTTCAGCAGCAGTAGCTTTGCGACCCAAAGTATCTTGAATAATTGAGTTGACTAACTGTTGTGCAGCCTCTGGCTTGTACTTAGTTACGCTAGTAACTGTAGTTGGACCACCAGAACCTCCGCCTATACCACCGAGTTCAATTGTTTCTTGTAGGAAAGCATCACGGGTCATAGGACGTACAGCGCTGATTTCTAGTCGCGCTTGTTCTGCAGCAGTAAATGCTTTCTGTAAAGCAGGTGTATACTTATCAGTAATCTTGCCCTTGTAGTATCCAGCCGCTTTAAGCAACTTGGCATAGCCAGTAATTAACGCTGGGCTTTTAGCAACAACAGATAAGAACTCTGTATAATCAGAGGTAGTGTTAGATTGCTTTTCTTCAGGTGTGCGTGGAGTGATCTTCGCTACACTGCTACTTGAACCTACTGGCAATTTAGTCTCCTAACAATCTACCAAAGAGTACATTATATGCACTCTGTGTGTTCTCATTAAACTCTGAAAGTTGACGCATTTTGATAATAGTTTCTTCCTTATTCATATTGATAAGGAACTGGCTACCGCCAATGCCTTCAAACTGGTCCTTAGTCGCCTTATATGAGTTGTAAAGATCCATCATCTGACGTAACTTTTTGGTTGTCTCAGGCGCTGCCTTATATGCAGCCTTCTCGTCTAGCATCTTCTGCAAGTCGTTAAGTGCCTTCATACGCTCAATAGCCTTCTTGCCACCCTGTGCTAGTTCTTCCTGCACAAGTGGTCGTCCAGCCTTGAATACTGTTGCCCAGTTCTGAAACTCTGCACGAAGTTGTGAGCGTTCAAAGTCTGTACCTACAGACTTAAGGCCTTCTTCGTATGTGTTCTTCTTCTCGTAGTAAGTCTGCATATCTGCTGCAGTCTGTACTTCACGCATAAAGTCAGCAACAACTTTATTCTTACGAAGACCCATATCGGTCATAGTCTTGTAGGCATCCCAAGAATATCCAGCCTTGTGAGGAATAAGGAATGCTGCACCCTGTGGATATTGCTTAAATAGTGATTCGTTACTGTCAACGAAATCGCCCGATTCCTTAGCGTAACGGAAATAAGCAACAGTTGAACGTTCTGATTCAGAGACAGTAAATGGCATCTGATCTGGATAGCGCTTGACCCATTCGGTCATCGCTGTGTCGTAATCACCATACTTGTCTAATAGTCCGTACCAGGTCTGCTTGAATGATGCTTCACCATTATCACGTACCCAGTCAGCCATCTCAGACTTAAGCTGTACCTGAGCTGTAGCAGGTGCAGTAAAGCCATAAACAACACGCATACCTAGAATACCTAGTGTGGTGTTCTTCAAACGAAGACGGTAATCCTCTAGTTCTGCTGCGCTGAATGGGATGGGTACTTCTTGTCCATTAACTGTCTCATACTTTTGTACAAGTCCGTGTCCACCTGCTTCAAGATATGTCATAGCCTTACGCATAGCTGATGCGTACTGACCATCACGCTCATCTTGATTCATTGCTGAATAGATACGGTTAACGTGTGCTGGTAAGAACGCTGAAACCATTGGTTGGTCTTCTGCATACTTACCTAAAAGTGTAGTTGTAATGCGATCTGCGGCCCCTGGGCTAAAGATACCTACAAGGTTGGTTGCAACCTTGATTGAAAAACCAGATAACGGTCCTGCAAGTGTAGGAACTGCTGACTCTGGGTTCAGAGATGGTGTAATCATCTTGAGTTTTGCACCAAACTCTACTGGGAATGGTGTCTTAAACTCTGCTGGTACTCCTAATGCCTGCATTGCAGCTTGAACTGCCTTGTAAACATACTGTGTACCAGGGTAGATGAAGTATGGCTCACCCTGATCGTCATTTTGTACCCAACCTGAGTGGGTTACACCCTCATAAGTAAGGCTTGCTTTAACAATAGCCTCTGGGTTGTAACGCACAACGCGGTACATACGACGATAGAAGTCTTCAGTAGCACGATAGAAGCGTGCAAAGTTACGAATAGAGAAAGCCATCTGGCTTTGCACCGCAGGATTATCAACATAAGCCAATGTCTGCAAGCGTGCTCGGTCTTCTACAATCTCTGCTAGCTTTGTACGTGCATTAAACTCTGCTTTAGCAAGTGCTGTTGGGTCTGTAATACCCTTTTGGTATGATGCAATGAAAGCCTTTTCAAATCCAGACTTATCAAACTCTTTACGCATCTTAATCATCTCAGATAGAACCATAGGTTCACGTGATAGACGGGCGTTAGCCTCACCTAACCAGTCCCAACCCCACTCCATCATAGATGTGGTGTAGTTACCAGTATCTGTTATTGGAACTAACTGTGGTCCAACGATATATTCTGGTACATCATCAATGTTTTTAGGTAGATCATCAAGACCTAACTTACCGGTAATGCGGTATTCGCCTAGTTCATCATCAAATGTGCGTACCTTAGATAGCAAGTCCTGATTGATTTTGCCATCCTTCTTAACAAATAACTGCTTTGCTGCATCATAGATGCGCTGTGCGTGTCCTTCGTTACTAACGCCACGCTCTCCCATACGAAATGCTGCAACTTGCTTAGCATTTGCAGGGTCATTGAGAAATGCTGCAATCTTAGCAACTGCTTCTTTTGTACCTGCGGCATCATCTGCAAGATTTGCTACTGCGATACGACCTAGTTTGTCGTTTGCGTAGTATCCAATACGCATTGCCCAAGCAACTTGATTTGCTTCATTAGCAAGCGGTGCCATAGTTGTATAGGCTTTAGCACCTTTAGCACGTGCAAACTTACCCTTAGGTAAGTTATAGCCTAACTCTGCGGTGCGAACATTGTTCTTACGTGCAAAATTAACAGTACGTGTAAATGTGTCAACTCCAGTAAAGGCGTTCTTGCCACCTTCAACAACATCCATAAGGGCGTTATCTAGGTCACCAAAGAGAATCTGCTCTTGTAAGTATTTACGGTCATCAACAGTAAACTTACCTAAACCTGTTTGATCATAGAAGCGTGCAAGTTTGCCTTCGTTCAAAGCCTGTGCAGTAATTTGGCGAATCTTAACTACATCGCCTTGTGCTGCTGCAATAGCCTGTGAATAGTGCCTTGCTTCTTTACCATTAACAAAGCGAATTACTCCACCTAGTGGATCTTGTGCTGATTTGCCTAACTTAGTTAGACCTTCTTCTACTTGGCGTGCTGTACGCAAACGAGTTGATAGAGCACGTGCCTTTACTAAACCAAATGGTGACTCACCAATTGCAAGGTGGACCATTAAATCTTCTGTTGCGTTACGGATAGCATAACGAGGGCCAGCAAGAGTTAAGAATGACCAACCTGTGGTCATCTTCTCCACCCAATTAGAGTGTGCAAGTCCGGCAATCTGTTGGATAAGTCCTGAGCGGCTTGCTGCTCGGTCAATATCACGAACACTAAGTGTGGATACATAATCTGATAGGTCAGACAAGATAAGGCCTACCTGCTCACCATCTGGTAGAGCTGCTGGATTATATCCAGTACGAGGATCTGTTACGGCAAACTCACGCTTAGGCGTAGCCTTTAACTGGTCTGCAATTACTTTACCTTCTTTGGTTACATTCAACCCGCGAATGTCAGCGATAGTTGATTGTAAACCGTAAAAAATTTCTTTCTTGCGTCCTACTTCAGAATTATCAAATGCTTGTGCAATTAACTTAGATTCATTCTTTGGAAGAACTAAGCGTGCATATCGGTAAACCTTAGATGCACCATCTTTAGAAGTGACATCAAATAGGTCATCTTCAAACATAGGTACTTGCGTAAACTTAGCCTTAAAGCGGTCAATGCGGTACTGAACCTGTGCCATAGAAAAGCGTGCTGTTCCTTTAGCATTACGATTAGCCTTGACTGTATTGACGATAGTTTCCTGACCGTCAATTACTGCCTTTGCAATACCGTCATCAGTTGCTGCTCCACCAAAGTAAAGGTCATCAACAAATCTAGGACCAATCTTATCTAAGTTAAACACTTTGTTAGCTGTAGTTACAGCTTTTACTCGCATTGCACGAGAACCAGGAACTAATGGGTTGCCCAGTTTTGGAATCATTACACGCTTGCGACCAATCTGGCCCTTCATCATCTCTTCTAGTTGCTTAGCATTCTCAAAGAAAGCCTTAGCACTAAGAGCATCTGTAATAGGCACAGCATCATCGGCTGAGTTAATAAAAGATTTAATTACTGGATCACCGAACTCAGGAGCAAGCGTTGTAAGACGCTGCTTAATAGCAACTGCTTCCTTTGTAGCGCCAGTATCAATAGCTTTCTTATAGGCTGCAAGGTCTGCGCCGTATGAGTTCCAGAAATTTTGTACTTGTGGACGTGCAAATACTTCAGTTACTTTATCTCCACCAACAACAACATCAACTGAATAGCGAGATATATCTATTAGACGCTTTGCTTTACCAGCAACAAGTAGTGGATCTGCAAGGATACGGTATGCCGCATCAAATGTACCTGATACTGCACGGTAGAAAAAACCTGAACCTTCAACCTGTGCAGGTGTAATAAGGTTTGCAATTTGGCGACCAGGAGAGTACTTAGCAGCTTGTGCTGCATCTAGTGCATCCTGAAATAAATCATCTTTGTTCTGTGCAGCAAGTGCTGCAATCTGACGTTCTGAATCTGTACCAGATGATGCAATCTGGCTTAACTTCTCACCAGATGCAACTCGCATCGCAACATTAACGCGGTCTGTACCAAACTTTGTTTTAGCATTCTCAATGCGACCTGTATTAAATACCTTATCGCCTTTGTCGTTTGCTTCAGTCCAGGCAAAACCAAGTTCGCCACGTTCTGCAATAGGAATAACTGCTGCACGATATGCACGAGTTGTAAAATCTGATACTTCAGTAAGTCCTGCTAGTAATGCACCACCTGTGTAGTGCCAAGCGGTACCTAACCAGCCACGTTGTGGCTTAGTTACTGGGTCTTCTTCTCCAGCTACACGCTTAAGAGCAGCTTGCTGTTGAGGTGTCTTTGAAGCATAAGCCTGCTGTGCAGTCTTTTGCGGTAAGTTAGAAAGTTCACGGTGGACAGAAAGCGTTTTTGATAACGCTTCCATCTCTTTTTGTTCTGCAGGTGTTAACCCAGCAGCAGAAGCGGCAGCTTTGAAGTCAGCCAATTAGTCACCTCGCGCAACGGCCTGCTGATACAAGATAGCAATTGAACCATCTGTATCATACGGCAACATCTTTGCTAACGTGTCTGAAGTCTTAGTAACAGACTTTTGCATCATCAATGCTTTTGCTGGTGCGCCTGCACCCATATCAATACCTGAAGTAATCGGTTCTGCTGGTCGTGTAGTTGGTGCGAATAATTCTGTTACTGGTCCTTGTGCGGCTGCTTCACGCACATCGCCTGCACGAGCAGGACGTACATCACCGGTCTTAGCAAGTGGAGCGCCAGACTTAATAGCCTGTGTATCAACACCTTCGCCGTATGCTGTAGAACCCATTTCTAATTTGTCTGTACGAACTGAGAACTTACCTGGACCTGATACGCCTGCTTTTGGGTTCATTGGTGCAGTTGTCATTTGTCCTCCTCTAATCTTTCTAAATCTGCTGTCATATCTTCCCACGCTCTATTAGTTTGGGTAAGATGATTTGATTGATAAATTGTTAACTCCATTAACTCACCTGTTAAAGTTTCAATAGATGATGCAATGTTGTGTATAAAGCCTATGCCTACTACAACAAAGTCAAGAAAGCGCACTGGACGAGGAACGTATTTATCATCATTCATCGCCCAGTACACCCTCCGTTAAAAAGTTATTATCCCTTTTTGACTGCGTTTCCGCGTCGTCCTGCTGGCATCATTGATGGTACTACCTTGCCTGGTCCTGCTGGCTTGGAGGTATCCTTCTTGCCTTCGACGGCCTTTGACATTGGTGCTGCTGCACGTGATCCTTTGTTCATATTACACCTCCTCTTATTTATGCTGCGCCGGTGATACCAGCTAGTAGTTGGGCTATATCGGGTTTTTGACCAGCAGCAGGGGCCTGACCAGCTTGTTCTTGTGGAGGTTGCTGCGAGGCAGGAGCGGGGGCCGCACCTGCTGCTGGAAGCTGTTGTTCCATACCTGGAGCCATAGGTGGCATCTGCTGGGCTGGAGGTGGTTCTGGTGTAAATGCTTTTTCAATAACTGATTCTAATGATTGACCCTTTTGACGACCTTGGATAACAGATGCGATACGTGAGATAATCTCACTAGGGTCTTGACCTTGCGCTGCCAACGCTGGAATGGCCTGTGCATACTGAGCAACAGCCACCCGCAGAGAATCGCGCATTTCTTCGATATCAACACGTTGTTCCTCCTGCGTAACATTTAAGTCCATAGGAATCTCACGACGTACATAGTCACGAGATACGAGCTTATCTGAACGCATTTGTAATAAAGCGATAATGGCACGGTTAGGATCCATACCAGACATAATTCCGTAGCGTACATCTACGCCGTACTCACCCTTGATGTCACGAGATGGTGTGTACTTGAGAACGTAAGGTGTTCCATCATCTGTTCCCTTGATGGTCTTTGGAATACCACCAAATACTTTCTCATCTGCTTCAAAGCAAACAGAGATAAGTTCTTGGAACATACGAGCAAACTGTGCTTGTGCTGCCTTGATCTGTGTATCAAAGCCTGCTTGTAGGGCCTGTACACCGCGACCAGTAACTACTGATGCGTCAATGTTACCTGAACGTGATTCAGGATAACGAGCACCAAGGCGTAGTTCACGCTCAAGGACTCCGGACTCAGTAAAGACTCCAGGTGGTAGTTCTAATGAAACACGACGAATGCCTTGTGGATTAGCAGAGCGCATAATGGAATCTGGGCCAAGTGCCAACTCTTGCACATCTTGTGGAATAGCAATAGGTGCTTGGATAGATTTTTCTGCAGCTTGAATCTGTAAGATTGCAAAGCGAGCACGGGCAAGTTGAACTGATAGAACATCATCAAACTGTCCACGTGCTTCACCATCAAGGGAGGAACGCATAATGACAGATGCCATTGGTCGTCCTAAGATATTTGGCGTACGTGATAGTACTAAGTTCTTTCGCTCTGGTAAGTAGAGCAGGTCTTGGTCTTTATCGTGGTACTTGACCATTGAGATATAAGGAGAAGAAAGGCCGTACTGGTTTCGCCCCAAGATCAAATCGTAATACTCTGGGTATTGCGCTGCTAATGTTTCAGCATCGGTAACGATGACCTGCATAACAGATAGCACACGACCATAACGATCTAACTCTGGGTAGGTACCGAATGGGTTGAGCATACGGATACGAGGATTGTTGTCCTCAAAGTCCATCTCAACCATACCGATACCAAGACCGTAGGTGTTATACCAGTCTGCGGCTGTGTACATCTGCAGTTGTAGGTCAGAGTTTGTTACATAAAAGTTTGCAATACGAGTTCTAGTATCTGCAGCCTTGCGTGCTGCATCTGAAACCATATTAGTTGCTGAGCAGTTAAAGGATGGCAGTGGTGCCATTGCCTCTGCTAAGTCACGTGCAGCTACGTCAATGAAGTTTGCAACCAGAGGCTTTGGGTATTCCTCTGAGAACATCGCAGGGTATACCTTAGAGATATCTCCTTGACGCACCGAGAGCACATCACGCATACGTTGATCTCGCGCTGATGAGCGCGTACGTAAGCGTGCTAGCTTAGCGTCTACTTCTTTGACTGATAACAATTGTTTTCCTTA